CTAGCAAAACATTTAGGTTTAGCGCAACGCACTATTACCGATTGGAATAAGAAACGTGTCCCTGAAGAATATCGAGAATTGGATTGGAGACACTGGGCAAAGAAAACTACACCGTCTGTGATCTCAGCACTCCTAAGAAACACCCGTAAATATGGTGACGCTGCGAGAGTAAATACTTGGATGAAATACGTCGAAGGAATCGACGACAAAGCAACGGTTAAGCTGGAAGGCTGGGAGGGCTTAGCTGATCTTATTAAAGGGGCAGATAAGGTACTGGAAGAACATGGAGAAACAATCTAGCCTCGTATCACAAAAGATAAGACGAGCCTTCGAACTATCGCCTTCTTTTTTTAACCTGGGGGTTTTGGGTTCTAGCTTTTGGGATAAGCAAGAAGAAATAGCTATTAGTGTACGCGATAACCGTTATACCACTGTAAGGGCCTGTCACGACGTAGGAAAATCCTATTCCGCAGGGAGGCTTGCTTTATGGTTCCTATATTCGCATCCACAATCCATCGTCGTAACAACCGCACCGACGATGCGGCAGGTAGAGAACCTATTGTGGAGAGAGATACGTGCCGCACATGAAAAAGCGAAGTTACCTTTGGAGGGCGATGTACTTAAAACACGTTTGGATTTAGCTTCTGACTGGTATGCGATAGGCGCTTCTTCAGGAGACCCCGACAAGCTGCAGGGATTCCATGCCGCTTCGGGGCATATCTTGATTGTTGTCGATGAAGCTGCGGGTGTTAACGAGGATGCTTTTGAGGCTATGGAAGGTATGATGACTTCCGAGAAGGCCCGTATGTTAATGATCGGGAACCCCACATCCGATTCGGGGTCTTTTAGGCAGTCTCATTATTCGTGGGATTACGCAAACAAAATCCATATCAGCGTATTCGATTCACCTAACTTCAAAAACAATGGTATCCATACGATAGAAGATTTGCAGAATGTGGATTTGGATAAGGTAGAGATCGTAAACGAGTATCTTGTATCGCCTAGGTGGGCTTTCGAGAAGATAGATTCTTGGGGTATCGACTCACCGATGTTCCAGGCGCGTGTACTCGGTAACTTCCCTTCTCAATCTTCTAACACGGTTATTCCTTTGAACGCTTTGGAGGTCGCATCATCTGCCGAACATCGCGAGAAATTAGAGGCCGAAGGCGGGGATTTCCATCTCGGAGTCGACGTAGCCCGTTTCGGTAACGACAATACTGTTTTGACTCCACGATACGGCGGATATATCCCGTATCAATCAAAACATCCTTCTACTTCCATCCCTGAAACTGTCGGCCTAATAAAACAGTTCTCTCAACCACACCCTAAGGGTATCTATATCGACGTTGATGGTTTAGGTGGCGGCGTATACGACATACTTTATGAACAAAAATATGATCAGATAGTCCAGATACACAACGGAGCTAAAGCACTACCCGACTCATCTGGTTTAACTTTCGCTAACCTCGCGTCTCAACTTTGGTGGAAGGCAAGAGAAATGTTTATCGCAGGAGAACTAGCGATACCTGACGACGACAAACTTATAATGCAACTATCGACAAGAAAATATAGTTTCGGCTCGCGAGGGTTAACAGTGGAATCTAAAGACGAATGGAAAAAACGTCACGGCGGAAAATCATGTGACGAGGCAGACTCACTAATATATTCTCTTGCTGATATACTAGGAAACGAGACACGAGTACAAGCTACCGCTGGACGTAACGTCTCGGAACTTATTAGCCGACGTGTGAGAGACTAAATGGGCAGAATAAATAGCTTTATCCAACAGTTCGCTAAACCTACCCCGCCTAACACTTCTCTAGAGATAGGTACTTCCACTGTCGGTCTGATGCCTTCTATTTTCAATGAAGAGTTTATCGATACGTCTAAAGTTACTGCCGATGACTACAAAAAGATGTTAGATAATGACGGTACTATCCAGGCTTTATATAACACGATAGTCATGCCGCTCTTGGGGTCTAATTGGACTATCGAACCTGACGATGATACCCCTAGCTCGGTAGAACAATCGATGTGGGTAGAGGAAACGCTACGGAAACCGCCACATAAGGGCGGGATGTCTACACCTTTTGATCTTGTTTTAGCTCAAGCGTTGCGGGCCATCCTGGAAGGTTTCGCAGGTTTCGAGAAAGTGTATGCGTTGTCTGACGGTAAGATCGTATACCGTAAAATTGCTTGGCGTGACCCGTCTACTATCACTATGAGGACTGATGATAGGGGCGGCTTTAATGGTTTACGGCAGCGGGCGTTTATCGGTAATGATTATGTTGATGTGACTATCCCTGTCGAACGATGTTGGGTGTATACGTACGGTAAAGAGTTCCATAGTTTGAAGGGGCGTAGCGCGTTTACTTCCGCTTATGTAGCTTATGACCGTAAACGACGCTTACTGTATTTAGCTGAGCAACAGGCTCAGGCTGATGCGTTCAAAATTAAGATAGTGAAAGGCCGCGAGGGTGGAGGACAAGACGAACTCGACGCTACTACCGAAGCGGTAGACGAGGTAGGTGTAAGAGCAACTATTGGTGTCCCTCATGGTGTCGAGGTAGATACTCTAAATAATGCTCAAGGGATAGACTTAATCCCCCATATCGAGCTTGCTAACGGAGAGATGGCACGATCTGTCTTAGCTATGTTTATCTTGTTGGGTACAGGCTCCAAAACTGGGTCGTATTCTCTATCTCAAGATCAATCAGATTTCTTTATCCAAGCGTTAATGGCTATCCGTAAATCGCTCGAAAATCATATTACGTCTTACCTGTTGCCTGATCTATACCTATATAATTTTGAGACACCCGAATATGGTACTTTCAAGTTTGAAGATATAACGGACTCCACTGTTGACCTGTTGAAACAGGCGTTCATTAAGATTGTCGAGAAAGACCGTCTGCCAGGTAACGTTATTGATGGTATCGTACAGAAAATGGCCGATAAGTTAGAGATCGATGTTGATATGTTGGATGAGGCTGTCAACCCTGTGGATGATACTGTGGATATAGTCGAAGAGGTGCCTGTTACCCCTAGCCTTCCTGTGGATAACTCTAGGGTGGAGTTCGCGTCAATAGATGAAAGCATGTGGCGTAGGAATCTGACTGCGACGGAACGTAAAGTGAACTTTGCTGGCATCGAAAACAAAATGAATGTTTTAGAGGCCGAAACAGAAAACCAGATAAAACAAGTTTGGGATAACCTCGTCAAAGACGCGACCGTAAAGATAGATAAACTTGTCGGCGCTGGCGATTACGAAAAAATCACTGTTAAGGTGTTTGATGAGAACCTAAAAAACCAGTATATAAAAGTACTTAAAGAGGCAGGACTCGAAGCGTATATTTATGGTAAGAATGGGGCATCTGATGAGATCAGAGTTAAAGCACCTGCTACCCCGAAAGAATCTAAAGATTATTTCCGTGATAATGCCGTATCAATAGTCGATAAGCAACTTTCTGATTTGGTATTCAAAATCCAATCTGAGGTTTCTAAAGGCCGCCGTAAAGATCAACTGTCTACGACTCAGCTTTCCGCTGGCGATATTATGGCCCAGATCGCCACGATATTTGCTGGATACTATTCGGATAATATCGGTTTGACCGCTATCGCTTCGGTTGCTATCGGAATAAATAAAGGCCGCAAAGACGTATTCGACGCCTACAAATCAGACGTTTATGGTTACCAGTATTCGGCGATTTTAGATGCCCGTACCTGTGCCACATGCCAGGCGTTAGACGGGAAAGTGCTTTCCGAAACGGAATATAAGAACACCCAATATGACCCGCCAATCCATTTCTCTTGCAGGTGCCTTACTGCCGACCATACGGTTGATGTAGAGGGCTTTGGAGAAAAAAATATAGCCGAGGTAGCTATTGGGGATTATGTTAGAACACACGAAAACAGGTATAGAAAGGTATTAGGTAGATCAGAGCGATTAGCCGACGACATATTCGAGATAGTTGCAGCTAATGGAGCTGTGATCAGATGTACTTCTAACCACCCTATGCTTACTCAGCGTGGATGGGTCGAGGCGAAAGATTTGCTCACTTCTGACGTCTTACATTCTCTTCCAAAAGATGGCAGCCATGACAAATAAGCATAAGATTTTCGATGTTTTCATTACGAAGTTTATAGGGGTAGTTGCTCCCATGGCCGTCTATATGATGTATTTCGAGCTTATCTTTCGACCCGCATTTTTCACAGCATCCTCTAGCCAAAACGGTTCTATGGGTTTCCCTTACTCCGCGAACAACTTTAGGTTTACCCTCCAAGGATTGACTTATCGTTCTAATCGGCGTACCCATAATGTTAAGAACTTTTACAACAGTACGGTTATTGGTGTTACACAAAAACGCCACATCTCTAATGGAATTACCTTCTTGGTAAAGCTGCGATATTTTGTCGCCTTTTTCTTGGATTATTATCTTAATTCTGGCTTTGCGGTTACATTCATCGGAGCAAGCTATCGTCGTCTCAAATCGGTGTTTAGGGACATAGTATTCTTTGCCGCAGTTTTTACATGTGAATGTTTTGCCGTTCTTTTTCATGGCTTCATTGTACCCGAAAGGCGACCCAAATGCAACATCTAGGTATTGAGTCAATCAAAAAAATTGAAGGCGAAAAGCTGGTTTATAACTTCCAAATAGATGAGGACGAGAGTTACATCGCCAACGGAATTATCGTCCATAACTGTTTGTGGGTTGCGATCATGCGGGATGAGTTAGACCCTCCACCGATAACAGGTTTTGATAGTACAGAATCTCTAGTTGAACCGTCGTTGTCTCGTAGCCAACAAGAACAGATAGTGGAACTGGGTAGACGAGCGGTCCAAGATGAGGTCGATAGATTACTAGCAGAGGGTTAACCTATGGCTAATAAACTAGAACAGATAGCAGAGAAACAAAAACAGAAAACTATAGCGAAACAACAAGACGATGTTGCACGTTTCTCCAGCCAGGTAGCTTCTGAGGTTGTAGGCGCTATAGGTGATCTCTCTCTAAGTGAATCCGTTGCTGAACTTGCAGCACATGTAGCTCAAGCTGTCGTGTTATCTTCAGCTAATTTGGATGCCAACCTGAAAGATAGTTTCTCTCAACTCTTATTGGCTATCCGAGATAATAAGCCTGATGATTCAAGCCAGATAGATTTATCGTTGAAGATCGGGGAGACTCTAGCGAAACTTGAAGCCACATTCGATTCGCTAGAGCTATCCCCTACAATAAACCTCGAAGCTATAACCGCTGATGAACTTAGGGTTGAGGTAGCCAAGATTCTTGCTCGGTTGCCTGAAGATTCTCAACGTATCGTTTCTATCGCCTATGAGAATGCTTCACCAGAAAAATATCTTAATGTCCGATTAACAAATGGCAGGGGCTTCTATAATGCCACAGGCGGAATCGGAGGCGCTACTAATGGTCTGACTGACTCTCAACTTCGTGCTTCACCTGTTCCTGTGTCTGCTACTTTTGATACGACAGGTTTAGCTACCGAAACGAAACAAGATACGTTAATTGGACTTGTAGATGGCATAGAAACACTTATTGGTCTAACAAATACTGCTTTAGCTACCTTAAATGCTGCCCAAAAGACAGAATGGATAATAAACGACCAAGAAGAGACTGGGACCTACAAATATTATGGTTTTGAATCTCCTGCGGGTACCTGGAAGATTTCTCGTAAAACGCTCGCTGATAATTCATGGCGTTATGCTACTGGCAGTTCGGACTATACAACAGCGTGGACTAATAGGGCTTCACAAACTTACGGTACAGCGGGGGCGACTTTCTAAATGACACGATATCAGCTACAACAATTCCCGGACTATTGGCGGATGTATGACACACATTTTGAAGAGCCTGAACCAGGTGAGATAGCTCGCTTTTCGGTCAATATGGAAGAAGCCGAGAAGATCGAGGGTGGCGCTCCGTTTTATGTTTGGGATGGCGAAATCATTTTTGAGTATATCCCCGAACAAACCGAAATGGTGGTCGAGTAGATGGCAACTTTTGCGATAACTTCTGCATCGAATATTGATTCTTTGGCTGGTAAAGCTGGCGGTGATACCTATAACGTAAATGGTGCGGCGTTCACTATCGACCAGGATAGTTTGTATGGGCTAAATGGCGGATATATTTTAGGTAACGTTACTGGTTCCGCTACTTTGGGCGGCGATATCATTATCGATGGTCGTCATGTTCGTCTTATCCCTTACGATAGCGGTTCGGGTACTGTTCCTGCCTATAACACAACTATTTCTCAAGGGTCAGCTAGTGGTCTACTTATTGGTGTCTATTCTGCTTTGAATGTTGCCCCTACTACTCCTGGTTCAGCGATGCCAGCATCGGGATACATAAAAGTAAAACAATGGAACTCGGTAGCTTACGCGGCAGGAGCTTTGACTGGTATTTCGGCTAATGCTACTGCTGCGGATGTTGCAGGGTGGATAGAGGTTATAGGCCAGGAAGCTGCATCTATTTCGATTAACGGACTCAATAATATCTCTACGCCTGTTATACGAGGCGAATGGTACTATATCGGTACTACCCCTGGTACACCTGCAAGGACGGATACATACCAGATTCCTACTAACGGTAACGTCTGTTTTTGTGCTGGCGTATATGTCGAAACTGCTGCTGGTTCGGGCGTATATAAAATGTGGAATAGTACCTCTGATACTGCTGAGTCGGGTAAAGTTCCGACCGATGGTCGAGGCGAACAAGTGTGTTGGGTTTCTAGCGGCGGCGTTTTACGTTTCGGCCATGATGGTACTAACTCTGCTGGCGGTGCTTTACCTGGGGCTGGATGTAAAATCCGTATAGGTAATGTCATCTTAAATAGTGCTAACTCTGCTACTCCGACAGTAAATAGTTTACATGCGACACCTGGTTCTCGTTATGATGTCGGAGGGTCAACTCTAGGTACTTGGGATATGGACAAAGCGTGTTGTAACTGGTATCTATCTATAACTTTTTATGGTTCAGTTTCTATTACTAACAGTATGATCGCTGCTCCTGTCGTACTATCGTCTTTGGGTCAGCCTGTCACCTGGACAGATTCAGGATATACCGCATTAGAGGCGTTGGCTACATATGGTTTGAATCTATCGGCTTGTTCTTATGGCGGTACTTTTGATGGTGTTTCTGCCGGAGGGACTTACCCTTCGACTGGTACGAGTACTGCACTTTTTAGGTCTACTCTTTCTAACGATATTGTTTTAACTAATGCTCGTATCCGTTCGACAGGTACGCGCCCTATAAGTGCCGTTGCGGTCGATCTTTCTTCTGTAAATAATTTTGAGTGTACAGATTCGACGATTGCTGGACGTATAAATAAAGCCGTCGGAGTAACCGAGACTTGGGATGGTATCGTCATGTGGGCCGATAACGAAGATACTTACCCTGCTAATTCTACAAACTTCATTGCTTATACAGCTTCGAACTCGTCAGAAACAACCGTCGAAAATATAACTTTCCCTTACGCTCCTAACCTCCCAGCAGGATTACATACATTATCGTCGTCTGTTAAGAACGTAAAGTTCCGCAATATAGGTACGGAAGCGTCACCTATTGACGGTACAGGCTATACCGAAATTGGTGCTTCTTGGTCGCGTATCACTACAACTGCGACAGTAACAACAAGCTCCCCTCATGGATTAAAGGTAGGAGATAAAATCTATGTCTATCATTGTGATACTCCTGGCGCGATCTCTCTGGCACAAAAAACTATTCTTACTGTCCCTCTAACAACGTCGTTTACTTTTACTTGCACTAACTCAGGTGCCACATCTGGCTATCTGTCTTTCTACCAGTCAGTCTTTTCTAGTTCACTTTTCGCGTTTTTTTCTTCCAACGTAGAAAACATAAAAATGCAAGACATTTGGGTGAAAGGAAACTCGACGAACTTTATATACCATGCGTCTATGAAAACAATCACTATAGAAAATTGTGGTTTAGATTCCCGATATAATTCGAGTGCTACGCTTTCAGGTTCAGATGTACAGATCAAAGGCCTGAAATATGGCGGTAATAACCCTGCGATCAGTTCCGCTACTTTAGGTGTCCATTTCTTCGAACATATCTATGGAGAGTATGGGACAAAACCTGACGCTACTGGCGTTAGCTGGTCGCGCACATCTTCAACTATTACGGTTACGAATACAGATCATGGTCTCATGTCAGGTGACTATATACAGGTTCGTAATACTGGCGCTCCGACAGGGGCGAGACAGCTCGTAACGCAAGCAACTGTTCTAGATAAAGACACTTTCACTTATACAGGCAGCGCGACAGCTGCTACGTCAGGCACTCTGGATTACCGTACAGTAGACGGCTCGTTACTTATCGCCATGAATGGCCCATCGGTTACTACCACAGCTCAAGTAACTATCGATTCTGGTACACCAACCTTTACGGGTGCTGGTACTCTCGCGATGTTTAACGTGGGAGATCAGGTCACTTGGGAGATACCATATTATTCGTTGAACTTCGACCAATTTGCTTTAGCTTGGCCGGACATATCTGTTTCGACGGGCGGTAACACTACATATAATTGTTACTATGCTTTAGATCGGAACGACGGGAATGGTTGGTCTGCTTTCAAAAACATGTATGCGAACCGCGATAGCGGCGCAGGTACATCGGGGGCGTTCACTATCACGGTTGATGATACGACAGGTTTAGAAGTCGACGATTATGTTTGGAACGCGTCAGGTACGGCAGGTGTAGGGCCAGAAGCAAAAATTGTTTCGATAGATTCTTCTACACAAATCACGGTCGATGTAGCTAACGCGGCTACTTTCTCGGCAGCTACTTTAGGGTTCGGGTGGCATCCTAACGAACCAGCATTTTCTGCTGATGGAGTAAAAATTCGTTTCCGTATGGCTACAAGGACAGCTACCGCAGGAACAATAAATAGCGTCGTTTTACCGTTAATTACTACTCCTACTTCCAGGGCAAGGAGGTATCCTCAAGACGTAGATACCGTATCGTTCACGATCTCAGGTTTACCTACAGGCACGACAGTTGCTCTCTACGATAATACTGATACTGAACTACAACGCGAAGATAACATTCTCACAGGTTCATTCGTATACGACTATGTCCATTCGGGAGTAGATTTTGAAGATAACTACTATGTGATCTGGCATGAAGATTATGTACCATATAAATCTGACCTTCGACATACAAGATACCGTTCTCGACTGTAAGAGTATGGTTAGCTTCGTCTGGTCGTATCTTCCAGCCGTTAATTAGAGCAGTGAATGGTGGGATGGCTTTTGGTGTCGCATAATCGACTCCACCTTTAATAGTGAAAGCAAAATCATAGGTGAAGTTATCTGCTAGAAAAATGTCGTCTTTCCATTGAGAATATGCGCCTGGCACATCATATTGAGTTTCTCCTGTATCCATAATGATTAGTTCGTTAGCGAAATCTACGGTGTAACGGTCGTCGTGGGCAGGGTCATATATCGGGTCGTCGACTGGTGTATAAGACAATCCAAGATCGGTAGCTGTCAGATCAAAAAGGTCAGATTTATATGGTACATAATCTTCATGCCAGATCACATAGTAAACATCGGTGATGTCTGAACCTGAATGGATATAGTCGTATACGAATGAACCTGTGAGAATGTTATCTTCGCGTTGTAGTTCAGTATCAGTATTATCGTAGAGAGCAACTGTCGTGCCTGTTGGTAAACCTGAGATTGTGAACGATACTGT